ATGTCAGAATAAAACTCTTCTTTTGAAGATTTCTTTTCTTTTTTTTTAGACATATCTATCTAGTTAATTATTAAGAAGCCTGACCTAATCCTGCCAAAGCATAAGTTGCTCCATCTGGTGGATCGACAAATATATTCTGACCAGTTGTAGCCATAACACTAACATCAGTAACTAAACATCTATTATCAAGTGTAACTGCACCTTCAGTCTGAGCAGCACCAAAACTAACAGCAACCGCAGGAGTAGCAGCACTTAAAGGATTGTTAATAAACTTAGTATTCTCAATAACAAACATTCTTTCAACATCAGTTGCATTAGTACCATAAATAAAAGTAGCTTCTGTACCGCCAGCTTTTCTACCCATAACACACCCTGACATAAAGTTATCTCTACATGTCTTACCTGATAATGTAGCAGTAAGACTCATACAAGGTCTGATTTTATTATCAGCAATTATAATAGCAGTTGAACCGAAATAACAATCAATCCATTGTGTAGAGTCACCGTTATTTAATACTTCAGCAGCAGTTGTTTCATCTAAATCACTTGATTTATAAAACTCACAACCTTTATAAATTGTATACTCTCCACCTTCAGCAATACCGAATAATGAAGCAGCTACAGTACTTGAACTATCAAACTTAATACCAGTGAAAGTTCTACCCACACCAGTGTTTTGCATTACTGCAATATCAGCAGCTACAGTACTATCACCCATAGTAATACGAGTTCTAGCACCTAAACCAAGTGAACCACCACGTCCACCCAAACCAACCCAATGCACTCTACTTTTAGTTAAAGTAAGCATTTTAGTTTGAGCATGTGCAGCGTTAGCACTTAAAAACACAATATCATGATTACCAGCAGTAACAGTATCTTCAGCCTGTTGGATAGTAGCGAAAGCACTATCTTTAGTCTGACCGTTGTTATCATCATTTCCATTGGTTGGATCTACCCAATAAACATTACCAAAAGTATTAACTCCAGCGTTCTCTAAGTCATCCATAATTATTTTGGCTCCCTGTTGTAGGGCTGTTTCACTATCTCTAAATCTTTTCATAAGACAAAATAATTAATTAATTAAACTGAAGTAATACCAGTTAATTTACCATGAGTTCTTGGACTTTTACTCCATAATTGACCACCTAAGTAAACAAAACTTGTAATTGCAGACTGTCCAGCAGGAAGAATCCAATCACTCCAACTGAAACCTAAACCTTTAACATTAGTATAGTCGTTACCTTCAATTTCTACACCGTATTTAACAGCGTTAGTCATTGCTACAGGTAAAGCAGACCATTCTAAATAATTCTCATTGATGTAGTAAAGTACACCAGTTGTACATTTTTCATCAGCGATAATTGGAATACCTCTATGATATAAAGCAGTAAAACCAGCACCAGCTTCTAAACCTTGTTTGTTAGACATTTCACCAACTTTTTTATAGATTCTAGCTTGTGGTTCTAATAGCTGTTCGTATAAATCAAAAACATCTTCTGTAGTTAATCCCAATGTAGGATTAGTAGCAGAACCAACTGAACAATTACTGTATAAAGTACCCATCTTAGCTAGACTTAAAGTACCAGCAGAAGCAGTTACAGTTGAATTTAAAGTTGTATAAGTAGCACGAGTTTGGCCACCGTAAGTAGCTGCATTAGTACCATCATCAATAATAGCTTCTAATCCTAAAGGATCTTTACCACCATTACCAGTACCATCACTATACATAATAGTACCTAGATCATCAGCCATATCTTGTGATGAACTTTCTAACTCCATAGCAGCTAAATCAGCTACTTTATTTGTATCAGCTCTATTAATAGATAAATCTGTTAAAGAAATTGCTACAGGGATTCGATAAAACTTAGGATCGAATGTTAATTTTAGTCTTGTATCTACTGCAGCCACACTTGAAACGTCAAAACCATCAAAAGAACTACCTTGTGTATTCTTTTGATATTTAAATGATTTTTCAATTTGTCTTGAACTTGGCCATTTCTTAGCATTTAATAACATTCTAGTAAGGAATGTATTTCCTTCTAAAACAGTATCAACAACCTTAGGCATCAATTTATTATTGGTAAGTGTTGTTAATGAATTTCCCATACATAAATAATTAGGTTAATTAACCCACTAAATCATTAAAGCCTTTGCCTCTTAAATCTTTAGCGGTTGAATATTCCCTATTAGTTTCGCCACCATCTGCCTTTGCAGTAGTAATAGACGCCACAGCTTTACGCATCTTAGATTTTTCTTTAACAGCAGGATCATCTTTTTTAATAGAACTTTCAGCTTTATAAAACCTCAAAGCTTTTTTAAAATCGTAGTATCTAGTCTTAGGATCGATTATATGATTCTCAATAGTAAAGGCTTTTAGTTTATTTTTATCAAACTTTTCACCTTCTTCTTCTAAAGAATCAACCTGTTTATCTATCCATTCTTCTTGATATTTAACTTGCTGTTGTTGTTGTCTGGCATCAGAAAGTAAATCTTTCTTAATCTCAGACTTTAATCTATCTTCCTTAACCTTTTCATTGTTAAGATAAGTAGCGTAAGTTTGTGGATCATCACCATATTCAGCGACAAACCATTCAGGAACATTAATCGGTTCAGAAGTTTTAGTCTTGGTTTCAATATTAGAAATACGTTGTTCAATAGCCAATCGCTCTTGTTCAACTTTATACTCTTCTAATTCTCTATTCCTATCATTTAACTTCTTCCACCTAGGATGCTTATGAAAAGGTAATTGTTCTTCTCCATCAGTTTTAGGTTCAGGATCATCTTTAGAATCCTCATCTTTGCCCTGTTGGGACGGCTCTACCTCTTCTTGTTTTGTTTCTGTTTGCGATTCAGTTGGAGTTTCGTCTCCATCGTCAAATTTTTCACCTCCAGCACCATCTAACTTTTCTTGTAAATCCTCATCACTCATTTCGTCAGTTAGTTTAACACCGTCAGTTTTGACATCCGCAAAAAAATCGTCCATATAAAATATTTAACAGTTGGGTGAGTTCTGTTAGTTAGCACCCTACATTACTTTTATTGATTTAGGCTGTATCTCAAATTCGGCTCTCATTTCACCTTCTTTCATATCGTTATATTCAATCTCAAAATCACCTGCTTTATTTAAACCTGTCATTTCAACTTCAAATTTAAGAGTATACTTTTCACCTACATCCCAGTCTTTAATCTCCTTTAGATCGCTAGAAGATAATCTTAGACTAGGTTTCATCTTAGACTTTTTAACAGACTGCTCTTCTTCCATATCTTTCATCTTTTGCATATTATTGTATTGGTAAATTAGTTAATTCAGGTACAGCACTTTCAGGCGGTAGTTCAGGAGGTACACCTTGTGGAACTTGTCCTGGAACCTGACCTGGAACCTGACCTTCTGGCGGTAAACCTTGTTCTTGTCCTATAGCATAACCCATAGGATCACTTTGCCATTGTACTAAATTTTCAGCCATCTCTTTAGGGTTAGGCATTTCAAGTAACTTATATAAAGTTCTAGGATCAATAGCACTAGCACTCCATAAATCAACTGCTTGATGACTTTTAGTAAGACTATCTTTAGGGATCATAGACCCTTCTTTAACACTAACAACTAACTTAGTCTGTAATAGATCATCTTTACTTAAAGCTATTGTTTCTCGGCCACCTTCTTCACCTAAAATAGACCCTACATGTTCTTCATCGTAATAAACATAATACATCTGAGTAAACCAGTTATAAACCTGATCATTAAACTGTTCTAAATACTCTACAACACCACCACCGATTCTATCAGCGTCTTGACCTCTGATCATAGCTTTACCTCTAACAGTTTTCTCTTGCATAGTACCTTGTGGACTAAGAGCAGTAGTACCGAACACACCTCTTAAAGAATTACGTTTATCTTGTAGTTCATTATAAACATCAGAAGGTAACGATAACCCTGACATCTTAGCAACTGCACTATTCGGATCACCTTCAGGAATAACAGCAACTCCACCTTTACGCATTCTTCTAGGTAAAGAGTTAGCTTCTTCCTGACTTAAACCAGCACGTTTACGACTAACAACCCAACCACCATTCATATTATCCACGTTCTTATCAATCTGAGCGTTACGTTTATTTATAATCTTCTGGTTCTCTATATTCTGTTCAATCAAACTAGTAGTGTCATACGGTGTATCACCTAAATTAAACACTGATAAGAATACATAAGGTTTACGTCTATAAGCGAAATGATTTTTACCTTCAACTGTTCTAGGTGTAACTGTCTCTTCACCGAACTCATCCATATCAATATCTTCTTCTTCAGTATCATAATTCCAATGGGGATTCTTAAGTTTATCTAATACTTTACCGTTATAAGTCCAGAATAAAGCGTCATCAGTCCACCATTCAGTATATTGTATTTTAGTACCCATCTTACCTTTAACCTGTTGTTCGATATACTTAGCCATACTAGGAAACCTAGCAGCTACAATATGTGCTGTTTCACTTCTTAACTCACCTGTATATTCACCAGTATAATCACCAGATTCAATAACAGAATCAGGGTCAAGTATCATCTTCTTAGTTTTTACCACTTTATAAGTAATATCATTAGTACGTTCATCCCAACCTATTTTAGCTACACCTAAGAAATCTAAAGCCCAGAACCGTATAACTTGTTTATTCTTGAGTTTAACTTTCAAAACATCTAGATGATATTCAAGCATCTTACCGACATTATCAGCTAATTTACTCTCTTTTTCACTAACCTCAGTACCAGTACCAGCAGTAACTATAGGTTCAGGGTTTTGTTTAGTAGCCTGTGGTATAAAAGTCTCTAGAGATTCAAAGATAAGATTATCAGGATTAGGTGTTTTATCATCACCACCAAGTAACCCCATAACATCACCATTACCTATATCAACAGTACCTTTCCAATATTTAGTACATAACTCCTGTCTTTTCTTTAAATTAGCGTCATAATGATTCTTCCAAGAAGTAGTCCACATCTTAGCTAACTTTTCAAGTTCATCATTAGACATATCCAACTCTAACTCAGGAAGGTAATCAGAAATCACACCCTCCTCTAACTCTTCACCATCTTTACCTACCTTATTGATCATTCGGCCTAACCCGATATAACCTTTGAACCTATCAAAAAATGTTTTAGCCATATAAATATAAATTAAAAAACACGGAATTATAATAAATCCCGTGCCCTTAATAGATTATACTAGGCCACTAAAAAGAAAGCACGGGAGTTTTTCCTTCTTAGTTAGCCTAATACAAGCTACTAAAGAGTTTCCCGTGCTTTAAAAATACTGTGTGGCGGACAAGTAAGCCTGCAGTCTAGTCCTGGCCGCCACTATGTTAACTTAAATATACTTGGTTAATACTGTCTCAAATAAGTGTCTGCATTTGTATCACTATTGATCTTCTTAGCTAATTCAACTCTTCTTTTAAAGTCTTGTGCATAATAATCATTAAAATCTTTATATTCTGGCTGAACAACTTTATCTAATAATTTACAAAACAAATCGTTAAAATTCTTATTAGTAAGCTTACCACTGCCTATTAATTTGTTATTGTAAGTTGTTTTGTCTTCCATAGTATTATTTTAAACTCCAATCTACTTTATCTATCTCAACTATAGGGCAATTAATAGGATCAGCTAGAGTACCGTCTATATTAGCTACTGGAGCTGTTCTTACTTTAATTAAATCATCATCACCACCGTATACTTTACCACCGCCGAAAGATAAAGCTTTACTCATCCCAACTCTCCAATATATTGTAGCATGGATCCAATCATCACGACCACTTCGCATCCATTTATACTTAATAACACCTAGATTATCTTCTTCACTTACTCTATAAATATTATCCCAATGTTTCCAGTAACCTTTAAAATCTTCTCTAGTACCATTCAAAACTATTCTACGTCTCTTAAACTCACCAATAACAAACTGTATCATTCGATTACGGTCTACTATAACATTACCATCTTCTTCATCACCACTACCCCATTTAACTAAAGTTAAACTCTTACGGTCTTGTCTATAATGACATAAGAAAACTCTACCGATATATTTATCCTGTAACTGTCTAGAACCTATAATATCACCACCTTGATCAACCACAACTATAGAATCAGGATACATACGCATTAGTTTCTCTATCTCATCATAAGGACTTTCACCTTTATGAGGATCATATTCACTTATCTCTTTCGATTGCCCCCAGTAGAAAATACCATGTTCATTGCCAACCACAAAGCGTAACCGAATACCAGTATCAACACCAATAACAACCTTTCCAACCATAGGGTTAGTACGAGTATCACAGCAACCCAATATATCATCTTCATTAACTTTATTACTACCTCCCACATACGGTAAACCTAATATCCTATTAGTGAAAAACTCTTCAGTAACATCATCATCATTAAACTTATCAATCAAGTAACCAGCATTAATCCAAGGAGCTATCATTAAAGGTATCCAGTAGCCCGAATACTCAGTTTTCTTATACTTCTGTACCCAAAACCCCATCTTACGTGTTCTGTTATCTAATACACCCTTACAATACTTACAAATATATTCTCTTCTTTCAAAACATATACTATCAGGCCATTCAAGATACTGTTTCTTTTTACAGTGAGGACATTTAATAAACCAATGTTTCTGATCAGACTTAGCCCAGTATTTACTAACACCAACTCCTGGAGCAGACGGATGACCGAAATGCCATTTCCACTTTAACTTACTATGTTGTAAACGACTATCATAATCACCGATAACCTCTTGATCTGAAAAGTCTTCTTCGTCATGTACTAATAAATCAGCAGTAACAGATATAGCAGCAGTCTTTGAAATCGTACCTCTAAAATATACAACTGAATCACCTACTCTTTTTTGTTCAATACTATCTTTATCTTTAGTCCATTCCCTTAATATAGGGTTGTTCTTAATAATTCTGTTTACCTTACCACTAACAAACGTCCTTACATCACCATCAGACGGCATAGTATAAATAACATCAACTCCGTAATTCTTAGCTACAAACATTACTTTATTAACAGCCAGTACACTAAACCCTATCTGAGCAGCTTTATAAACAACTAAATTAGGACTGAAATCTCTATACGGATCATATAAAAAGAAATGATCATTAAAGTCTAACTTCACACCCTTTTCAGTTCTCAACCCATTCTTCTGGATCCAGTTATGTATCGATACATTTTCTAAATTCATCTTTATACATCAAAAGTAATATCAGTATCAGCTATTATAATATTAGTATCTAATTTATTTATATAAATAACTTCACTATACTCTTTAGATAATTTCTTAACAGCATTAGTCATATCATAAGCAGCTACATTAATTTCTTTTAAAACTAAACTACCAGATACATTATCAATAACTTTACAGTGGTAATACTTTCTTGCTTTTATTTTATCAGCCATATTATTCTTTATCTTTATCTTTATTAATATCCTCTAATAACTTAATTCTTACCTTCTCTTCATATTCATCAGTAAGTTTCTTAAACTCTTTGAAGTTATCCATATTTAAACCATGTGTATGTTCTATACCACCTTTATGATCTATCTCAACCTCTTGAATAACAGGACACATCTTTAACTGTAGTTTATTAAATTCAGCCATAGCCCATTTATCATTCTCTTTTAATAACTTACCCATATTCTCCCACCAAATAGGAGTATACTTTTCTACATTATTTTTAATAAACTGAACATAACCGTAACCTTTATTACCGCCTTTATTACCTTTCTTACCTCCATTGTTTTTACGTCCATCTTCCATATTCTGTCAACTAATTTATTTATTCAACCTTAGTTATATTTATTTAACTATTATTCACTATACCTCCCACTCTAGCAGCACTCTAGCAGTGAGGGGCAAAACTATATCTTTGTATAACCACCCTCAAAGGCGTCTGCTGGAGACCATGATTTATAACCACCATCATAAACTACATAATAACCACCAACTTTAGGATTATGTTTTTTTACATATTCAGCATCAACCATAATTTCAGCAAAATCTTCTTCCTCAGCGATAATATAAGCTCCTCCGTGAGTATCTTTACCCTCTCTGTTGGCTCTATCTATATCCAACTCAATTGATTTAATCTTTAAAGCATGAACCACTTTATAAGATTTATACTTTGGCATTTCACACATTTCTTGATTCATTTTTTTATTATATTACTCATAATTAAAATATCCTCTACTAAATACGTATTTC